ACCCGTAATTGTTACAACCTCGCTTTGCCCTGTATTCAGTCGAACCCATTCAGCAAAGTCAGCATAAGCCGCCCCTGATTCATCTGTTATGTCAGATTCTAAAAGCGGTTCGGGTAGAATGTCTTTTCTGTCAATCGACAAATACCAACGATTGTTAACACCTTGCTCGGCTGTTACGGTTGCAGCAAGCACTTCGATAGGGTCGGAAACCCCGTTATCAATAATCAGGTAGTTGCCGTCTTTGTAAATTTTTGTAGCCATTATTCAACAGTTGGTGTTAACAAGATTTCCATTTCCTCGGCTGTGACTTTCTCTACGTCCGATGCGGTAAGATTCCAAAAGTAGACCTTTTGCGCTTCCGTACCATCCCAAACTTTGGAATTGATGAAGTCAATTTGTGCGATCATTACGTCATCGTATTGGTCAGGGGTTGGGTTTCCAACAGCACCGTAGAACGTACTCATTTTGTAAATAGCATCGCGCTTTGAAATGATGCGTTTAATAGGAATTGTAACGGTCTTTGGTTCGTTCACGTAGTACGTTTCACCTTGCTCATTTTGATAAGGTGTGTTTTTATACTCAATAGCTGTAATCGTGTCAATCGTGTACATGAATACATCGAAAGTTACAGTTTGTGCTTCTTTGCTTTCTCTACGGTTGCACGCTTCCAAATATACCACCGCGCTTTCACGGTTCATCGCATCTACAATCTGCGGTTCTTTAGTTCTTATCATGACTTAAAATTATTCAAATACTAAATATCCCGCAAATGTAGTCGATGCGGGTGCGTTAACCCACGCGGGATTAATCATTTTTATTTCTACATAGTCACCCGATACAACAGGTATGTTTATGTTTGAGTTAGTCCAAATACGCTCGTTTGCAGATACGCCAACAGTTTGTATAAGGTAGTCCGTTGTGTCATTTAAACGCACGTACAATGACCAGTTGTCTGCATCTCCCGCAGTAGTTGAACGTGAATAGATTTCAGCTATACGGATAACACTCGGACGTCTTACATAGATTTTTCGCGATGCTCCTGTATTGTTGGGTTGCAATGCCAAATGACCAAAAAAGCGCGTAGTACTTGCAGTGGGGTTGAATTGTGCCGCTTGCACGTTGATACTATACGCTTCCCCCTGCCAATATGTACCGTTGTAAAACTCTTTACGGTTTGTTGTTGTGTTGTAAATTTCCAAGCCCGTAGCAGGTGAGGCAATCGCATTTCGTTGCGTTGTGGTCATGCGGGGAACTAGAAAACCGCGTGTCGTAGACTGAACCTCCATAAGTGAAGATGCAGCCTGTACACCACCACCACCATATTCCTGAACTAATGTTTTTCCATCCATGCGAGCAGCCCACCCCGTAGATGATGCCGAAGCATTCAAACCAAATCCCGTTGCAGTTGTTCCGTAAAGACCGATTGAACCCGAACTATTCCCCCAAATAGCAACGTTTGAGTTGTCAGTACCTAGAACAGCAACCAATCCCGAACTTTCGACAGTTAACCCACGCTTGCTTTCTCCTGTTCCGTTTACCTCCATTAAGTATGGCGAACCCATTGTGTTACCAACAACTAACTGACCGTTATCGATTTGCAGAATGTTCGTACCCATGTTAACTGTTCGGTTGCCTGTCAACGTGCCGTCTGTGTTGTAGATGTTTGTGTCTGTTCCGAAATCACTGATTGGTAGCGTACCTGTTGAAAGATTCCCTAGTCCATCATCTTGAACTACGGGAACAATCTCACTCCCGTTTTTGGTAAGCGGGTCTAGCTGACTTATTTTTTTTGCTCCTGTTGGCATATCCTATCAGATTATTGTGAAGAAATCATTATATCCGCTATCCTCTACCTTTGTTGGTTTAATATCGCTGTCGGTGTTTAGCGTACTTGTGAACTCAGGATAAAGGTCTTTGTTAGCTTTGAGCCATTCAATCACTCTACGCTCATAGAACTCAGCTTTTTGTGAGTAGTGATTCTGAATGTGCGCGATTTCTTGGAATGTAACAGGCTGTGAGTAGTCTCCACTCTGTTGCTGAATCCCTTTGTTTTTTAAAGCGTATGAAATACCAAGAACACAATCCTCTACCGCTCTCCAAGCAATCGCAAATTGCATCTTTTCCACAAGCGTTTCCTCATCCGCTGTTAACGTTTGATTGTTGTATGCAGTTAGTAGATGCTTATAGAAGTACGTGCCAAGAATCGGCTGAATTCTCATGTCTGACTGCGACTGAACAAACGGAAATATTTTAACCGCATCGATGTTCGCGGTTACAGGTGTATTCGTCTTTAGCCAAGTTTCTGTGACAAAGTAAATCATTTCAAAAAGTTTTTAAGTTCCTCAATAGTGAAATTGTCTGCAATCTTTTGTTGAATGACTTGCGGAAGTGTGTTGAATTTGTCAAGCATTTGCTGTTGTTCAACGTCAATCTGAACCACTTTATCTTCAATGATTTGAAACTCGTTCACAACGAATTTACCTTTAGCCTTTGCAATCTTCAATAAGTCGTTGAATACTTGCTCTAATTCAGCGCGTAAAGGCATGATAACATTTTTCTCAAAAATTGTGTACGCCTGTTTGATGTCTGAGCCACTTCCGAGTTTACCACTCACACGAACACCCATTAAAATAGGGTCGATTGTGTGTGCTTGGCATATCTTTGAATCGATACTTTCGGTTGTTGCTTGAAATGCGTTATCCAAGTTGCTCACAGGGATAGTATCAATCTTTGGTAAGTCCTCTGCACCACGACCAAAGAAAGTCCAAATCTTACCAGCACCGCCTGAACCGCGTTGACCTTGAATAGTTCTTTTTAATTCCTCTTTTTCCTCTACTGACTGCGGTTTTTTAGGGAACGATATTGCATAACTTGGGAAGATTCCGTTAACGATGTATTCCTTTTGCAAGGTTGACATTTCACCATCCAAGAAAATCCAATTCATCGCACTTGTGTAGGATGGAATCGGGTACATATCTTGCCCCGCGCTTTTATCCTCCCACACATACAGCATCTTTCTGCATTTCTTTGCGATGTTCTTGCGGTTGTACGGTTCGATTTTTTCAATCTCAAACACACCGCGCGACCAATCGTTATTAATGTAGTAGCAATCCTTTTCCTTTGATGCTCGCACCTTATCCGCGCTCACATATTCCGCACGTAAGAAGTCACCATCTTCATCAAATAAAACTTTGAAGTAAACTCTGCGGTGTAAGATTTGATCTGTAAGTACAAGTGGCGCGTTCTGTTCGATACGAAGCCGGATATTCATTGAACGTAAATAAACGTCCTCCTCTAAAGTTGCACCCGCATCTTTTACCAATTCATATCCCCCACCAAGTACCGCGTTCTTTTTGAAGTTGGTTATTGATGAGTGCATTGGAGATGTGTAGTACATCTGCGTAATGATTTGCGGATACAGGTTGTCAGCACCAAACCAAACGTAATTGTTTACTACGCGGGAAGTATCAACGAAAGGTAATGCCAAATTTCCGTTGCCAATCTTACCGAATGGTGTCGAAAATGATTGATAGCTTTCTTTCGGTTGCGTTGGTTGTTGTGGCGCATTATCCGTGAATTTAAATAGTTTCATACGTAAATACTATTAGTGTCTGTTTCTACGATTACAAAAATACCTGTTGCAATCTTTGTTAATCCTGTTTCATCTGTCGGGTTTGGTTGTGTTCCATCGAACTCAAATACTTCGTATCTGTATTGCCCCGCTTTGATATTTGGAGTCCAAGCCATTTGAGTGAATCGTTCATTCTCACCTGATACCACAGGAACAAAATAAGTAACCGCCTCAGACGAATAAGATGATGTCAACTTAAACAGATAGCCGTGATTCGCATAACTTGTCAATTCCAATAGTGGAAGAGCGAACGCGGATGCTATGTTTTTCTGCGTGTAAATCATAACATATAATGTACTGAAAATGAAAAGGGGGACTAAATGTCCCCCACTTCAAACGAATCTATGGAAAAGATTACAAGGATTCATAAAGAACAGGGTCAACTTCGTACGCTTTAGTCAATGACTCAGAGCGGAAAGTAATCTCGTAATTTGAACCATCTGCTTTAGCAGTTCCAGAGCCTCCTGTGTCAGTTGCCAATTGTGAGTAAGGAAAATCCCAACATGAACCATCAGCACATTTAACCATCACAGATAAATCGCGTTGACCTTCCGCGGCAATTTGGATGCTCTTAGATTTCGATGCCTCACGTTTAAACAGTTTAAGCATGACGTTACGCAACCAAAAGGTTGAACCGTTTTCCATGTTGATTTGAGCCTCTTCTGTGTAGTTACCTACGTTACGTCTAAACTCAAATTTAACGTATGGTGTTGACACTACACGCGCAGTTACTTCATGCGTGGTAGTGTTGATTGTCTCGGATGTGATGTTGGACATATCATTGATTTTAACCTCAGTGATTCCCCCAACGTTATTGTCGCATCCGTTCAAAATTTCGACTAATGTTGTACAAGCCATAATATAAAGTATTAAAAAAGGGAGGGAGAAATTAACCGCCCTCCCCTCTTGGTAAATTAATCAGTTAATTAAGGAGCATTCCAATAGAATACAATCTCACCTCCGTTTGTATGGAAGTAACCTTCTTTTTGGTTTGCACGTGTACGGATGTACGGCTCTGCAACTGTATCAGAAAGGTTAACAGCTTTCAACTCTTCACCATCTTTCTCACCATCGAACGCGTAGATCAAGTTGTCTTTCAACGTGAGTACCATTGTGTTAGATGGTAACGCTGCATCTTCGATAACTTTGATACCCAAGAAAGTCAAACCAAGTTGAGCCGTTACGTTGTTCACAGTGTTTTGTGAAGCAGTAGCGATTTTATAGTTACCTGCGATATCAGACGAAACGAACCAACGTAAGTCTGAAACTTTAGCACGAACCTCTGCTGGCATTGCTTGATAAACCGAAGTCATTGCAGCGATTACGTTTGCAGTAGTAGAAGCAACCCCTCCGTTATCTACATCGATTACCGTTGCATCCGCTTTCAATTTCTTCAAGTGACCATCAACCAAGGCTAGGTTAGGGTCTCCTGAAGCAGTGTCGCCTTGCCAACGACGAAGCGCGCGCTCTTCACGTGCCTTATTCGCCAACTCTTGCCAGTAGTAGTTCATGAAAGATTGAACTGTAAAGTCACCGTTTGAACCTTTAGCCATTTGCAATGCTAAGAATGATTGCTCAACATCAAACTGACAGATTTGAGCCATGATTGAAGTTGGCGTAACGTCGATGTCGATTGCATCCAAAGCCTCAGTAGGTGCGGTAAAGTTACAAGTACTTGCCTTTGTTACTTGACCGAATGTTACGTTTGCCAATTTAGTAGCTGCTTTGATACCGGGCAATACGCGGAAGTTATCAACGACTTGCTCGTCGATGTAAGAACGGGAGTAGAACTCCTGTGGATTAGGACACAACAATGCGTTTGTCTCAATCGTTAATGAGAATTTTAAATCTCTTTGCATGATTATTGTTTTTTAAATGATGCTGAAAATTTGGCAAGTCTTTCATGTGCTGACAATTGAACGGGCGCCTGCTCTTCTTCCTCATCCATTGCCTCTTCTTGTTTTGCTTCTTCGATTGCGGCTTTTAGTTCTGCTAACATATTCAAGACTTCACCCATTCGCTCTTCAATCATCGAGGCAACTTTTTCCTCTGTGATTGATTCTGCGGGTGCTTCCTCTGTTGGCATTTCTTCAGCCATTTCAGTAGTAGCTTCCTCTGTCGTTTCCTCCGTTGTAGTCTCCTCTGTGGTTTCTTCCGCTGCCATTTCTGTTTCGGTTTCTTCAACAGGAGTTTCTGTTTCAGGATTCTCAGACAAAGCAACCTCTACCTCGACAAGTTTCCCATCTTTAAACAGGTATTGCTTGCCTTCGCTTAGTTGCACTTCCATTGTATTTGTATTTAATTGTTTGCTTAGTTTAAGACCGAACGACCCCCCGATTGAATAACCAACCTGACCATTTGCAACAATGTTATCGTAGAATTTACGATCTGTGATTTGTGTGGTCAACATCAAAGTACCTTTTGGCACATCAATTCCGTATGTGGTTTTCGCTTTGTCTGTTTCGGGATTATCAACTATCCACGCCTCCAAAATGTACGCGGGTACTTTCTGTGACTTGTCATGCTCAAAGTTAAAAAGGCTTTCACCCTTCGATACTAATTGCATTATCTCTGTGTGGATTAGTTCAATCTGTTCGGCTGTAAATTCGACGTTAAACTCTTCGCCATCCTGATTGCGGTAGATTTCCATTGGAATCATTGCGGGTGCAACAATACGCATCTTCGGTTCGTCTTTAAAGACCAACTTCTTTTGTGCGCTGAATGCCATGCCTTTAACAATGATAGCAGGGTCGGATGTAAACGCGATTTCATCAAGTCCTGTGAACTCTTCGCCAGTCTCCAAATCTTTTTTTAGTATCTTATACGTTACCAAATCATCCATAACGTACAATGTAACAAGCTGAAAAAGTGGATATTTTTACTTATGTTTGTACAAACGAATTGATATGATACAGATTAATGGAAAAGAGTACCCTACAACGGTGCAGGAAATGACACTGCAACAGTGGGTAGATGTAAGTGATGCGGTGCGCACGTATGAAAAAGAACCTTTGCTACAATTTGAAGCGGTTCTAAAAGCAATTGGAGTACCTGACAAAGAAATCGATAACGTACCGCTGTCATTCAGTGCGGAGTTATTCGATGCGATGGATTCAAATGCGGATGGGTTAGAATTAGTTGAGGAAGTTAATGGGTATAAAATCGACCTTTCTCGTGACTTCACCGTGAAGATGGGTAAGATGATTGACAAAATTTACGAAATCGGAAATCCAACGCTTGCACTTATCGCTTTCTTCTACCAAGATTCAAAGCTGAGTGATAACGAACACTTCGACAAGGCGCACATCAAGCACAAGATTTCAAAATTGAAGGATTTGCCCGCTGTTAATTTTGTTGTTGCAGTTGCTTCTATCATGGAGTACTTAACGAATAGTGCGAGCGTTCTACTTAAAGAAGCGAAAGATGAAAGTACGCGATCTGATTCAGATAAATAAAATCAAGAAAGCAGAATTTGAAAGCGAGTTTGACAGGAATGTTGAACTCGTTTCTGTTTACTTAGATGTCGATACGGATGAAGTAGAAAATGTGACCGTATCAGAATTGAATAGACATCTTCACGACCTCAACGCAATTCTAAACAAGAACTACAAACCGAAAGACGTTGTACCAAATAGCGTTATTAGCTTAGGCAACTTCATCGACTTGGAAAGGTA